GTGGGCCGACGAGGGATGGCTGTCGCTGACCGAGGGCGACGTCATCGACTACGAGGCGATCAAGGTGGCGATGCGCGCCGACGCGGAGGCCTACGAGATCGCCGAGATCGCTTTCGACCGCTGGAACGCGACGCAGCTGTCTCTCGACCTGCTGGACGAAGGTTTCCCGCTGATACAGACTGGTCAGGGCTTCGCATCGATGTCCGGACCGACGAAAGAGTTCCTCCGGCTGGTCGCGGCAGGGTTCTACCGCCATGGCGGCAACCCGGTCGTGCGCTGGCAGGCGGGCAACCTGATCGCCAGGACTGACCCCGCGGGGAACCTGAAACCGGACAAGGGCCGGTCCGCCGACAAGATCGACTCGATCGTGGCGGGCATCATGGCGCTGGACCGGGCGATACGGCACGCAGAGCCGCAGCGCGAGGATTACGCGGCGGCCGGATTCTAGCGAAAGGGGTCACCGTGGACTACGCGGCACCTCTCGACCCCGGCCAGCTCCGTCAGATGGCCGCCGCGAAGCTCGACTTCCAGGCGCAGCGCGCCCGGTTCTACCAGATGCACTACGACCTCGAGGCGGGCATTATCGCGCTGCTCGACACCGAGGAGCGGCGCACGTTCCGCACGTTCCTTTCCGAGTCGCACGCCAACTGGTGCGAGCTGGTCGTCAACGCCGTCGCCGAGCGGCTCCAGGTCGTCGGGTTCCGGTTCGGCAACAAGAGCGACTCAGACGCCGCCTGGGCGATCTGGCAGGCGAATTGCCTGGACGCCGACGCCGAGCTGGCGCAGACCGACGCCCTGGTGCAGGGGTGCGCGTTCATGCTGGTACAGCCCGACGACGACAACCCGTCGGGCGTCTCCATCACGCCGGAGTCGGCGATGCAGGCCACGGTGCTGTACGAGCCGGGCGACCGGCGCAAGCGGATCGCCGGCTACAAGCGGTTCTCGGCCGACCCGTGGGTGTCGGTCGAAATGGACCTGGTACCGGACGGGTCGCTGATCACCGGCACCGGCGGCCAGGTCGAGGTGCTGATCCTGCCCGATGAGATCTGGACGTGGCTGCCGGGCAGTTCCGAGCCGACAGTCGAGCCGAACCCGGCCGGCTTCATCGGCATGATCGAGATCGTGCCGCAGCCGCGCACCCTGTCCTCGCCGCGTTCCGAACTGCACTCGGCGGTCTCGATTCAAGACCGCATCCACACCACGATCTTCAACCGGCTCGTGGCGACCGACTACGGCGCCTTCCGGCAGATCTGGGCCACCGGCATCAAGATCGCCCGGCAGGTGATCAAGGACGACGACACCGCGACCGGCGGCACGGTCACCTCGAAGGTCGTCGCCAAGCCGTTCGACGTCGGCGCCAACCGGCTGCTCACCAACGAGGCGCCCGACGGCAAGTTCGGCAGCTTCCCCGAGTCGACCCTTGCGGGCTACCTGGCCTCGGTGTCGCAGGACATCGAGCAGCTCGCGGCGATCACGCAGACGCCGCCGCATTACCTGCTCGGCAAGCTGGTCAACCTGTCCGCCGATGCGATCAAGGCCGCGGAGACCGGGCTGGTGGCCAAGTGCCGGCGCAGGTCGCGGCACATCGGCGAGTCGTACGAGGAGGTGATGCGGTGCGCGTTCACGCTGACCGGCCAGGCGGCGGCGGCCGACATCTCGGCGGAAGTGATCTGGGCCGACATGGAGACCCGCAGCGAAGGCCAGCGCGTCGACGCGCTGGTGAAGATGGCGACGCTCGGCGTGCCGCGCGACGTGCTGTGGCAGAAGTGGGGCGCGACGCCGCAGGAGATCGACCAGTGGAATGACATGCTGGCCAAGAGCGCCGCCGAGACCGTCGAGGTGCAGCCGGCCCTGCCGCGCGGCATCAAGCCCGCCGCACCGGAGGGCGCCCCGGTGCCCGTTGCCCCGGCGATCGAGCCCGGCGCCCCCGCGCCGGCGCCGCAGTGAAGTGAGAGGACCAGCAGATGACCACACCGCCAGTCCCGCCGGCCCCCGCGCCCGCGCCGGCCCCCGCACCCGCGCCGGCGCCCGCGCCAGCACCGGCGCCGCCGGCCGGCGACGCCGCCAGCGTCGCCCGGCTGGAGACCGCGCTCGCCGAGGTCCGCAACGAGCTGAGGACGGCGAAGGCCGAGCTTGACACCGCGCGCCAGTCCTCGATGACCGACCAGGAGAAGGCGGTCGCGACGGCCCGCGCCGAGGGCAAGGCCGAAGCCGCGATGGAGGCGGCGCAGCGGCTCGCGGCGGCCGAGTTCCGGATCGCCGCCGCCGGGCGCATCGCCAACCCCGAAGCGGCGCTCGGCGTGATCGACATGGCGAAGCTGGTGCAGAAGAACGGCGAGCCGAACCGGCAGGCGATCGCCGCCCTCGTCGAGCAGCTCGGCGCCGCCGTGCAGCCGGCCGCACCCGGCAACGGCCATGCGATCCCCGCGGGCGCGCGCGCGCCGGCGCCGGCGGCCAACGGCCAGGGGGACTGGCTGCGCAACGTCTCGCGAGGGCCGCGCGGCCGGTAGCCGCCGCGCGGTTAAGTGCGTCAGCGTGTGACAAGCGGAGACATCGCGGGTCATACTGGCCGGGATGCCGGGCGGCGCGACGCCCCCGGCAGCCGGTAGCCGAATCCGGGCGCTTCACAAGGCGCGATGCCAAGGCCGCCGGGACGCGGCGCGCGATGCCCGCGTTCCGAGGTGGCGCGCAAAGCGGCGTGACCGAGTTTCATTTCGTCACGCTGAAAGCTGAGCGCAAATGACCACGCCGCCAATCGCGCCGCTGGACTTTTCCGGGCTGGTCCCGATCGAGTACAGCACGCAGATCATCCAAGAGGCGATCCAGAAGTCAGCAGTGCTGCAACTGGCCAGCCTCGTTCCCATGGGCACCGGCATCGCCGAGATGCCCGTCCCTACCTCCCTGCCGTCGGCGGGCTGGGTCAGCGTGGCGGGCGGCCGCAAGCCGTACACCTCGCTTGGCCTGGGCACCAAGACGCTGCACGCCGAGGAAGTCGCCGCCGTCACCGCGATTCCGGACGTCTACCTCGAGGACGTGTCGATCAACCTGTGGGGCTGGGTTCGTCCCCGGCTCGCCGAGGCCATCGCCATCGCGCTTGACGAGGCGATCTTGTTCGGGCACAACAACCCCGTCACGTTCCCCGGCGGGGGCGTCGTCGACCCGGCGTTTTCCACGACGGTCGCGCCCGGCTACGACGCCGCAGACACCATCAACACGGCGATGGGCGCGGTGGAGGCGCAGGGCCTCGGCGTCAACGGCGACGCCGCCGACGTGACGGTCAAGAGCATGCTCCGCGGCCTGCGCGACTCGATGGGCGCGCTGCTGCTCGGCTTCGACCAGATCAACGGGCAGAACGTGCAGACGCTGTGGGGCCAGCCGATCGCCTACACGCCGTTCATTACCGGCAACACCAACTTCATCACCGGCGACTGGTCGTCGCTGATCATCGGGGTGCGGCAGGACATCCGCTACATGATGGACCCGAGCGCCGTCATCGCCGACGACGCCGGCGCCGTGGTGATCTCCGGGTTCCAGGACAACACGACCCCGCTCAAGGTGTGGGCGCGGTTCGCCTGCACCATCATCAACCCCGTCACGCGCCTGGCGCCGGCCGGCGGCAAGCCGTTCGCCATCACCAAGCTGGCCGGGTGGACGCCGCCCGCCGCAGCGACGGCGGCCGGGACCAGGACCGAGGCGCCGGCCAAGCACGAGGCGCCGGCGAAGTCCGGAACCGCGGCCAAGCCCGAAACCACGATCAAGAGCGCGTAGGTCGTGACGACCCCCCCTATCCCCTGGCAGTCGTGGGCGCCTCCGCTGGACCCGCCCACGGCTGGCGGGCTGCCCGCCGACCAGGCAGCGGCGATCGCCGACCAGTGGTGGGACGCCGACGCGCACATGTGCGCGGCGCTCCAGTGGGAGTCTTACGCGGCGATGCTGCCGCCGGCGGCGGCGGTGTCGCAGGTCTCGACCGGCGCGCAGAACGTCAGCTACAGCCCGGCGGCGCCGCCGGGCGCGCTCGGCATGGCGATGGCGCGCGCCGCGTGGCACCGCTCGTTCGTCACGGGCGAGCTCGTCTCGGTGCCGCTGCGCGCGGCGCACCATGAGCGCTACGGGTACGGGGGCGGCTGGCACTGGTGGCCGTCGGAGCCGGCGCCGTGAGCGTCAACGGCGCCGACGTCGACGCCAGGGACACCTTCATCCCGGTGCCGCTGCCGCCCAACGTGCAGACCGGGCGGGTTATCGGCACGTTCACCCAGGCGATCGCCGGGCCCGCGGGCGCGGCGCCGGTCCTTGCGCCGTGCGCCGGCACGGTGACCTTCACCGCGACGCCGGCGTTCATGATCGACGCCGGCTCGGCGCCGCCGCTCACGATCCTGCCGCAGCCGTTCGTCGCTTCCCTTGACGCCAACGGCGCCATCGACATCACGCTGATGGCCACCGACGATCTCGACCTCAACCCGTCGGGCTGGACCTACACGGTCAGCTTCGCGATCGGGCCGGCCTACGGGCCGTTCTCCGTCAGGCTGCCCGCCGGCAGCGTGGTCGACCTGTCGCTGGTCGCGCCGGTCGCGTCCTCGAACGGACAGGCGATCATCGTCGGGCCGAAAGGCGACAAGGGCGACAAGGGCGACCCCGGCCCGCAGGGCGCCACCGGCACGCCCGGCTCGCCGCCGTCCGAGATGCGCCCGCAGGACCAGGGCGCCGTCGCCTGGACCTGCAACCCGGCGCGCTACGTGCAGTACTGCCAGTACGCCACCGCGACCTACGCGGGGCGGCTGCTGCTGTTCTCGTTCATGTCCGGTGCGGGCGGGGTTGTCAACCGCATCAGCTACGCGGTGGGCACGGTCGCCACCGGGATCAGCAACGCCTTCCTCGGCATCTACGACGCGGGCGGGAACCTGCTGGGAAACACGGCCGACCAGTCGGCGAACATGGTCGCGATCTCCAACGTCAACGCGGCGCTGCTCGCGCCCGTCACGCTGGCGCCGGGCGCGTTCTACCGCGTCGGCATGGTGATCGGCGCGGCGACCGCGTTCCCCGCGTGCACCGGTTTCCCCCTCAACTCGCCGAACTTCACCAACCTCGGGCTGGCAGCCGGCAAGTACATGACGTGCTGGGCGACGGGCCTGTCGGGCCTGACGGCGCTGCCCGCGCAGCACGGCAACCTCGGGCCGGTCGCGGGCGGCCTCGTGATGGTGCTGTCATGATGCCCGGCCTGCTGCTCGGCACCGACACGGTGAGCCTGTACCCGCCGGCCGCGAGCGCAGACGATCACGGCTGGGCGCAGCCGGGCCCGGACGCCTACTGGACCGGCGCCGGCAACCTCCAGCTCGCCGCCGGCCCGTCCGACCCGCGCGCCGCCGAGGGCGGCGGCCACGGCCCCTACGCGCCGCACGCAGCGCTGGCCGGCTCGCTGTTCCTGCCGCCCGACTGCCCCCTGGCCGAGGGGTCGGCCGCGCTCGTGCGCGGCGCCTGGTTCGTCGTCTCGCAGGCCCGCCTCGTCGCCGACCCGACGGTCCCGACGGGCGACGGCGCGGCGTGCTGGGTCGCGACCGTTGTCAGCTCCGCGCAGTGGGAGGCGCCCGATGCCGGCTAACGCCGAGTTCTCGATCGTGAACCACGAGGCGCCGCGCCTGGCCGTGGACGCGTCCGTCGGCAAGCTCGCGCGCCAGCTCGCCGCGCTGGCCGCCGAGTACAGCCCGCGCGACACCGGCACGCTGGCCGCCGGGTACCGGGTGACGCATCCGGGGCTCGGCGAATGGCGGGTCGTCAACGACGTTCCCTACTGGGCGTTCGTCGAGTTCGGCACCGCCGAGCACGGCGAGCCGCAGCCGGCGATGGGCCGGGCGCTCGCAGACATGCGCGCCGCCTACGGATCGGCGTTCTGATGACCTACCCGGTGATCGCTCAGCCCGACGCGGAGAAGTGGATTGTGCAGTGCCTCGCGCCGCTCGGCGCCGGCGTGACGTGCTTCTGCTTCGCCGCCAACCAGCTCGAACTGATGGGCTGGGTCTGGTCGTACGCCATTCAGGTCGACGCCCGCGCCGGGCGCAAGGCCGCAGCGCGCGACCTCGCAGAATCGGCCCGGCAGGTCATGTCAGGCCTGACGTCGCTCACCTGGCCCGACGGCGTGATCGTCTACAGCCGCGCCGACTCCGGCCCGTTCTGGCTGCCCGACCAGGACGGCGGCCCCCGCTACGTCGCGCGGTACGAGATCCGCGCCCACCCCGCGCCCGACGCCTGGCGTCCGGCGCCGCTCAAGCCCCGGCACGGGTCCGCCGCGCCGGCCGCTACCACCATGAAGGGAACCAGGACATGACGACCCCCGTCTATGACCTTGACCCGGCCGAAGTGCAGGTTGGCACTAGCAACGGCCCCGGTCTGTACGTCGCGCCGGTCGGCACCGCAGCGCCCGCGGACACCGCCACGGCGCCCGCCGCGCCGTGGCAGATCCTCGGCTACATCTCCGACGACGGCCCGACCGTCGGCTCCAGCACCACCACGCAGGACATCAAGCCGTGGCAGTCCCGCTCGCCGATCCGCACCGTTATCACCGAGCGCATGATGACGGTGAAGTTCATCCTGTGGCAGATCAACCCGCTGACGCTGGCGATGTACTTCGACGCCGACGTGCCGACGCCCGCCGTGGACGGCGATTTTGCGATGGAGGTGCGTTCCGACGGGGACCAGCACCTCTACGCGATCATGGTGGACAACGCCGACGGCCCCCGCGCGATGCGCGTGATCTTCCACCGAGCGTCGCTGTCGGACGCCGCCGACATGCAGATCCAGAGCGGCGCCGCGGTGCCGCTGGAAGTGACGCTGACGGCTCTCGACGACGCCGGCGTGCTCGCCGACGTGCTCGTCGGCCCGTCGGTGAGCGGCGTCACCACCAGCCCGCCGCCGCAGAAGCAGCAGCCGGCCCTGGCCGGGAAGGGCGCTAGCTGATGACCGCACCGAAGGCGGCCGCCCCGCTGGACCTTGACCTGTACGACCTCAGCGCGGCGTCCAACGCGGCGCTCGCCGAGGCACTGGAGCGCCCGTTCCGCTTCACGTACAAGGGCACGGTCTACGAGCTGCCGAACCAGAAGCTGTGGCCGCTGTCGGCGATGGATGACATGGGCGGCGACATAGGCCAGTTCCTGACGGCGATCGGCGCCAAGCCGGAAGTCTACGACAACCTGTCGCAGGCCGGGCTCGTCGTCGGCGAGCTGCAACTGCTCATCGAGGCGGCGGTCAAGGACGCCGGGGTGGGGAACCTCCCAAACTCCAAGCCGCCGCAGCGGCGCGCTACGACCCGGACGTAGAGGCGGCGATGCTCGCTGCGTACGGGGTCGACGTGCTCGACCCCGGCGTGTCGGTCCGCCGTGTCCACGTACTGCTGGAGCGGCTGCCGCCGCATGCCCGAAGGGGCGGCGAGCAGTGGTCGACGGAGGCCGAGCTGCTCGCCACCGTCATCGATCACGTCGCGATGCTGACCTACGTGATGCTGCGCGCCAACGGCGCCAATGCGGCCAAGCCGAAGCCCATCGAACGGCCGAAGCTGCGCAAGCGCCCCAAGCGGGCAACGGCGCCGAGGCCGCGCCGCGCCGTCGGCCGCAGCGAGGACCAGGGCGACGAGCCGACCGCGAGCTGGGCCGACGCGATCGAGGCGATCGCCGGATCGCCGGGGGTGCGGGTGCGCGATGGCTGACTACAGTTACGCCGGCCTCAACGTGGTCGTGCGGGCGATCACCGGGCCGATGCAGGCCGAGATCCGCGCTGCCGCGCTCAAGTCGGGCGACGAGGCCGCGCTGTCGCTTGAGAAGGCGATGAACAAGGGCCTGACGAGCGCGGCGATTCATAGCGCGGCGATGCTGGAAAGGGGCATCACCGACGGGATGAAAGCGGGCTGGCGCAACGCGACCCGCATCACCGAGGACGGGCTGAAGACGATCTACCCGGTCGCGGCCAAGCAGGGCGCGCGGTTCGGCGCGGCGTTCTCGGGGGCGCTGCTCGGCGCGGTCAAGACGGGCGCGCGCAAAGCCGGCGAGGCGGCGAGCCTGGCGTTCGACGCGACGCTGACACCGAAGATGGCGCAGATCGGCACCGCCGCCGCCGTCGCGATGGAATCGCCGTTCACCCTCGGCGTGCGCAAGGCGGCAGCCAACGCGGCGATCAGCGCTAGCGTGGCGTTCGACCTGACCCTCGCGCCGAAGCTGGAGAAGATCGGCGCCGCCGCCGGCGCGGTGTGGGGAACGCCGTTCGGGCGCGGCGTGCAGCGGGCGGCGGCCTCGGCCGCCGTCACTGCCTCGCTGGTGTTCGAGGCGCAGCTGAAACCGGGCCTCGCCAGGGCCGCCGAGCGGGCCGGCGAGGCGCTCGGCGCGTTGTCGCTGGCCGCGCGGAAGGCGGCGGCCAACGCGGCGATCAGCGCAAGCGTGCTGTTCGATACCGAGTTCGCGCCGCGGATGGCGGCGGCGGCAAGAGCGGCCTCGACGGTGTTCGGCCGGGTGCTGAAGCCCGCGATTACCAAGGTGGCTAGCGTGACGGCGGCGGCCGTCAGCGACGTCATGGACGGCGGGATGCGCGCGGCGGGCCGGCGGGCCGGCGAGCAGTTCAGCGCGGCGATGCGCAAGACGGTCGTGCCCGGCGTTACTTCCGTCGCCAAGGGCGCCGGCAAGGCTCTGGCGGCGGTCGGCGAGACCGCCGGCCTGCTCGGCGCCGGGTTCGTCGGCTACGCGGTGAAGGCCGGCGTTCAGTACAACATCCTGTACCAGAAGTCACAGAAGGCTTTCACCACGATCCTCGGCAGCCAGAAGGCCGCCGACAAGATGATGACGAACCTGGCCAAGTTCGCGAAAACCTCGCCGTTCCCCCGGCAGACGTTCATCGCCGCGACACAGCAGATGCTCGGGTTCGGCGTGCAGGCCAAGAACATCATCCCGACACTGTCGGCGGTGCAGGATGCCGTCGCGGCGGTCGGCGGCAACGCCAAGGACATCAGCGGCGTCGTGGCGGTCCTCGCCAAGGTTCAGTCGATGGGCAAGTTCACCGCCCGCACCCTCAACGAGATGGGCAACCGCGGCATCGACGCGGCGGCGCTGATCGGCAAGGGCATGAACATGACCTCCGGTCAGGTCCGGATCGCCATCACCAAGAACAAGCTGGACACTCAGGCCGCGATGACCGCGCTGGTCACGCAGATGCAGATCAAGTACAAGGGTGCGGCGACCGGCCTCAAGTCGACGTGGATCGGCGCCAAGCAGTCGATTCAGGCCGCGATGCGCGATATCGGCTCGGCGATCGTCGAGCCGTTCATCAGCAAGAAGGGCGGCGGCCTGGCGATCCAGTGGGCGAACAAGCTCGGCAAGGTGCTGTGGAAGCTGGAGCCCGCCGTGCAGCCGCTCGCCGACGCCATGATGAAATCGCTGGCCCCCGCGATCAACGCGGTCAACATAGCGATCAACTGGCTGCTCGACCAGGCCAACAAGCTGTCGGGCAAGAACCTGAAGACGGCGACGGCGGCGGTGCAGAAGTTCGGTGCGGCGGGGCTGGCCGCCTCACTCGGACTCGGCGCGCTGGCCGGCGGGAAACTGGTCTCCGGGCTGCCGATCATCGGCGACATCCTGAAGGGCCTGCTTGCGCCGCTGACGGCGCTGACGGACCTGGGCGCCGCCGTGGCGATCCCGTTCGTGGCCATCGCGGCGGCGATCGCGCTGGTCGTCATCTCCTCGAAGAAGCTGCAAGGCGCGCTGACCGGGTTCGGCAAGGCGGCGGTGGCGGCGGCGATGCCGGCAGTCCACGAGGTGATCGCGGGTTTCAAGACGCTGTGGCCGCTGATCTGGAATGTCGCGAAGACGATCGGCGACGCCCTGGCGCCGGTGATCCAGCACCTGACGCCCCTGCTCGCGCCGCTCGGCACGATCCTCGCCGGCGTGCTGCACATCTGGTTCAAGGCGATGGAACGGATCATGATCATCGCG